TTAACCAATTGTTATCTCTAATAGGAGGCACTTCCTTAAAAGAGACTTAGGAAAAATAATAGTATATATATACATACACCCTATATTCTACGCCCCCCTTTCTTCATCCATAAATTATATATAAAATATAATTTCTTAAACTATTAACTTTCTCTTCCTACATCCAACATTGTCGACCGGAAGGGATCTAACAAAAGGAGTACAATATGGTAAACGGTGAGGACATCTTCGGAGTGACTTGCATATTTGCTGCTATCATTATTCTACTTATGGTAACATAATGGGAGACTTGGTGGCAGCGGTATTGCTGGTTGGTTGGCCTTTCATATGGATGGGTCTACTACACGTATGGTTTAACTACAAAGAAAGGAGGTAACCATGGTGGAGATATTAATAATACATGGTGCCATGGCGGTTGGCTGTGGCATCGTGGTATGGTATTGTTACTGGCTATCAGGCGGGTTTAAGTGATAGCTGGTTACAATGGTAATGTAATTACAAAGGAGGTTGATATGAGTAATTACACACACGGACTCCCTTTTAGATGTGTCCCATCTAAGGAGAACAGGGAGTTCTTTAACTATGTGGTTAAGGAATCATATGGTTTAAAGGAAATAGCTGTCTTTGTCATGGCGTACAAGAAGGCTAGGAAGAGTGGTCGTACTATAGATTCGTCTATGGAGGCGGCTGACTCTGCCTGGAGATGGTACGGTTTGACAAGGTTCCTAGGCTATCACGATTATGATCATCATGTATGGTATCATAGGTGTAGGTGGTTTAGGGCTCAGAACGTTAGGTACTGAGTGGCTAAAGGGAGAGGGCACTAGGCCCTCTCTCTCAAACTATATTCTAAACAAAGGAGGATTATGGAAAGAATATATACGGTTGAATATTCACTGGTTAATGAGGACGGTTCGCTCAAAGAATCGGTGAGCTGGCGTGGACATGATTCGGAAAAACAGGATAAGCTTGTTAAGAAGGTCATTGATAGGCCGGATTTAGGAGACATCTATATGTCTTCGCGTCCCAAAGAGGACTAATTTATACCCGAGGGAGCCCAGACAAGCTGGGCTTTCTCATACATAGAAGATAGAGATTGTAAATTAGACATTTTCCTTGCAATTTAAAAAACCTTTCTCTATCTTCTATTATAGCGGTTTAGCGATCACAGGCTAGACGTCACCAAAAGAGGTCAAATGTAATTATCAAAGGAGGTAAATATGAGTAATTACAAATTCGACCTTCCATCCAAAACGGATCGGGAGGTATTTGACTACCTGCTGTGCGAGGCAGACGGAGCTGGAGAAATCCCTCGGTTTGTTAACGCATACAGGGAGGCCCGGAAAGGTGGTCAATCTATAGCTATGGCTATGGAAGAGGCTAACCATGTCTGGGAAAGATACATCATCGAGCTTCACTCAGGGTGAGGCTTGATAATGGTGGGGCGACCATGGGGGTCGTCCTTGGTCTCTAACTATTAACAAAGGAGGTTGATATGGAAAGAGATGAACATATGGACAAGTATCGCTTGTCTGAATACGCCTTGGAACAGGGGCTGCTAATGAACTACGTGTTCAAGCGGGAGCCTTTGTTTAAACCAGAGCGTCACTCCATAAGGCTCGGGAGATCTGAGTTTAAGGATAGATGTGTGCTTGACTTCGGTAAGGTACACTTATCTATCATTAGATTCGGTACCCTGGAGAATGGACCTTATTGTGTCTATGAAATAGCCATTATGGAAGCCAAGTCTGGTGCCTTAATCGATCATGAGGCAACAGGTGAACATCAACTTGGTGGTGATGGTCAGGTGAGGACTGGTCTAAAGTTCGTGGACCTGGAGTGTATTGTGCTTGAGCTTATGCATGCGTATAAGCTGAAGGGTACACCTAGGATCCTAGAAAATAGGCTAGGCTAGGCTGCGAAAGGAGGCTCCTTAGGGAGCCTTCTTTTTTAGCCTAACCGGTATCCCTTTATATACCGACACCGATATATTTACCCGTATGTCCGACAAGCGCATGTTTCTAGTAGGAAGCGATTTACTAAAAATGTGCCTGTCCCCTATTAGAGAGGGGGTTGTGGGGCCGGTTAAGTTACCCTTATACCTCTAAGAGTATAATAATAGGGTGATTTTCGAGATAGTCATGTGTCTCTCAATGGCCACCTGGCTAGGGGTATTGTATGTGCCAGACAAGCTGGCATTGCTCGTAGTATTTCTTTAATAGGAGGTGTTAATGACACATCAAGAAATCTTTGACTATGCGCTTGCAGTGTATAATGTGGCGTTAGGTGTCGACGAGATTATCCATATCGTTTCTAATAATCTCAATGTCGATCACTTTGTTAGTAACAAGTATCCTAGTTAATCCTTGTAGCGCGGGACAAGCCCGCGTTGCATATACTAATCTTTTAATCTAAACTATAAAGGAGTAAAGTCGTGAGTACATATCCTCGTTCTATAATCATAAAAGATCTTACAGCTAAGTTTTGTCGTATCTCAGGTACTGACGCACCCGTTAACCCATTCGGTTCTAAGCAATGGGAAATGGTGATACAGACCTCTGATGCTGCTAAAGTTCAAGAGCTCAAAGATTATGGTCTTAACGTCAAGCAAGATAAAGAAGACGAGAAGACCTTCAATGTTAACCTAAAGCGTAAAGGTATCAAAGCCGATGGCAATCCGAATGCGCCTGTCAAGATCGTAGATTCTAAGCTACAGTCTCTTGATGGCACTAATATCGGCAACGGTTCCAAGGTTAATGTCAACTTGTGGCAGTATGAGTACGAAGCACCAGGTCGTAAAGGTGTTGCTACTTCTCTCACAGCTGTGCAAGTTGTAGATCTCGTAGAGTACACGCCTACAGCAGGCTTCGAAGCTATCGAGTCTGCACCTAGTGTAGCTACATCTGAGCCGTCAGAACAGAAATTGCCATTCTGATGTCTGTGTCGTTCTTTATAGTCCTTGGGGTCGTTATATTCGGCCTCATTGTACTTCAGGAAAGGCACTAATGTTTACCATATCAATCCTCCTACTGCTTGTCCTCATAGTCCTCGTTGGCGTGCGCTTATACTAAGCGTGCCAACGGGCGGCCTATGGGGGCAAGGGTAAATTTTACATAACCGACAACGGGGTTCAGGGCGTCACGCAGTTCCCTTTTACCGCGAGACAAGCTCGCGCTGCCTGAACTAACCATTAGAAAGAGTCACAATGAAACTAGCAAAAGACTTCATGACCATTGACGAGCTCATTGTCAATAGTCCACCACATTACAAGCAAGGCGACGTTGAGTGCATTGAAGCAATCAAGGCAGCCACTGGTGACGGGTATCAAGGGTACTTGCAAGGTAACATCATGAAATACATTTGGCGTTACCGTGCCAAAGGTCAAGCAGTAAATGATCTTAAGAAAGCAGAGTGGTATCTCAAGGAACTAATCGTTGACGAGCAGAAAAGGTTAGCTACAGAAGAAGAGCCAGTTCACCGAGGTTGTTGAGATGATTTACGCAACCATAATCGTATGTAAGTTAGCAATGGGTTTACCTGATTGCATATTACTATCCGATAACAGAGGACCGTATAATGCTATTGAGCATTGCATTAACAGAACCGACGAAATGCAGCGAGATGCTTTGCGAGTCCTACCTAAATATAAAGTAGCAGAAACTAATTGCATATCAGAAGATGGAGGTAAGCATGGAACAAAAAGATTCCCAAACTCAACAAGTTCCGTATAAAGCAATGACGTACCCAGTAGACGAATGGGGTAGACTAGGCGGACTATTTAGTCTAGCAGATGTACCAGTAGCTAAGTATGTAACATATCAAGAATTAAGTGAAAAAGATCAAGAAAGGATAGATAGACATCATGCCTAGAAACCTCACAAAAACTTACAAGAAAGAATGTTTTAAGTTCCTTGACAGCCTCAGGGAAAGCGGCGAATGCAATATGTTCGGTGCATGTACGTATCTAGTAGACGATTTTAACCTCGATAAGAAAGACGCAGTAGCTTGCTTACAAGAATGGATGAACAATAAGCGAGAAGAAAAACTGCAAGAAGATTTTGAATTAGCTAATTAGGAGAATAGCATGAAGAAAGCAACAACAGCAATACATA